CCAAACTTCTTACTCTTTCATCTGTATCCATTTTATCTCGGTGACCTACACCTATGATAACATCTGCCTCTGCGGCTTTACCTGTCTTACTACCCTCCATCATATCAAATGTCAAATCAAACTTACCTTGCCCATCTGCTGATGCTTGTGATATAGCAATAACACAACAATCATTTCTTTTTGCTATCTCTCTTGCTCCTGTGTAGATAGCACGAAGTTTCTCATCTGTTCGTGCAAAATTACCAGTTACACCTACCTTATCCAATTGGTCTATAACTAATATATCTGGTTTTTCTTTTTGTACAAATTCATCAACATCATCAAGTGACCAATCAACAGTATCAAGTATGTGTATATTCTGTCTCACTTCGGCCCATTTTGTGTTAGCTTCTTCTACATCTGCACGTATTTCATCCATTGTAAGCCCCGTATGAGCATTTATTAGTCTCATTTGTGTCCTAATTGCAGGCTCTTCATTGATAAGTGCACATACTTTTGCTCCTTGAGAGGCAAATCCGTCAATTCCTGCGACTAAATTAACCCAGAATGCAGTTTTACCTGCCTCTGGCCTTGCAAAGACAATTATTAAATTACCTTCTCCTACTCCATGTACAGCCTCTTTTAGAGGGGGTAAGTTAAACTTCCATTTTGTATTATCTTTTAATTTTTCTATTAGATTATTAATATTACCTGTAACATATTCATAGGCATCTGAGTCATCATCAAAAGGTATATCTAATTGTTTTTTTATTTCAGCAAAATCTGTATCTCTACCATTATATATCTCTGTGGCAAGAACAGCAATTTTATTTGCAATACGTCTTTTAAATAAAGAACGAATAATATTGTTAGCTATCTTTTCATTTGGTAATTCTAATTCTTTTATTTCATCAATGAGAACAGTAAAGTTTTCTTTTGATGCTCTTGTTGATGCAGGATTATACACCTCCATATGAAGTGTTGATACTTCACTGATACTTAAATCTTTATCAGAATCTTCATGTGCATTTTTAATTGTTTCATACAAAGCACCTGTGCCATTTGTAAAAAACTCTTTAGTTAATCTGCTTTTATTTTTATTGTAAAAGTTTTTATTTAATAATAACTTTATTAGTTCCTTTTCCATTTAGTCGCTTTCAGTTGTTTAATTATTTCTTTCATTAATTTTGTTTTAGTTTTATCTTTCCAATGTTGTATATAAAACGTTGCACTCTTTTTGTCAAGTCTACAAGGGGCAGTGCTAAGTGGCCATGTTCGTAAATATCCTAAATATGCTCTACAAGACATCATATACATTGGCATTTCTTTTCTTTTTAATTTTAATTTTTTATACTCCCCATTGTATGCATATACACAATGAAAATATTTTTGTTTTTCTAAAACAAACCAAGGATATGTGCCGCAATCAATTAATTTCCACATTATTTCATCACACTATAATCATTACCATAATGCCAATCATCAGTTTGTTTACAACTATAACAAATACGATTATGATTACCCTCACTTATAAATGGTTGGTAGCACATCATACAATCTCTTTTCTTTTTATTTATTTTTGGCTTTTCTTTTTTATAACCAGTCTTCCACATTTGCATGTATTCAGCTTTTTCTTTTAACATTTTTTTTACTCTCTCTCATCATTGTTAACCATACATCTTCAAAGCTATGAATACTTTTTCTTATGTTGGCTTTTGTTTTTACTTTTTCTTTTAAATTAACATACATGAAGTCAACAAGTAAGTCAACAAATTGTTTTTGAAAAAATTTTTTAGTCATTACACTTTTCCTTATCCTTTACTTTACTACAATAAAATTCTTTAGCTTTGTTTTGCTTTTTCTTTTTATTTTCTAATATTTTCTTTTTCTTTTCTGGATTAGGTTCATCTTCTAAAATTATATCAACAACTTTTACAGTTTCTTTAGCAACAAAAAAAGCACAACCGCTATTAAATAATAATACTAATATTAATAATAACCTATACATGCACCCACCAATTTGGCTGTTTTCTGCCCTTTTCCCACTTAGCAAAATATTCTTTTTCACCTTGATAATATTTTCTATATGCTTTTACATATAAATCACTTCTTAATTTATATTGGTCTGGCATACATTGAGGAGGTGGTGTAAATTGTTCATCTGGTATTTCTTTATAATATTGATTATCATATATAGCATTTAAAATACGAGATGATTTATGTAATTTATTAAATCGTTTACAATATTCATGACTAATAAATACAGCATTTTCTAATGTCCATTGAAAATTACTAAAAGTAGAACCAACCCATTTAGTCATAGGATGATTGGGGTATGCAGGTTTATATAATTCTTCTATTCTATCTGTATACTTTTGCACAGCAGTTGATAACATTTGTGCTGACTCTAATAACATTTTTGGCACATGCTTATCGCACAAAGATTGTGCCGCAAACTGTGGGTCTTTATCTAAAAAAAATATATTCATTGTGTTTTCTCCCATCTATATTTTAATTTTGAGTGGACTGGTTGCCATACTCTTCCATTTCCTCTGTTAGTCCAACCTTTTCCTTCTTTAAATGGTTTAGTTGTTGCCGTTTTCTTCCAACCCACAGCTCTCATACTAGCACCAGATTCTTCATCAAGAGTATATGTTATAATTTTTTTACCTCCCATTGTTTGCCAAATTCTCCACACTTTACTATATAAAAAAGAACAGGCATTTTTTGGAGCAGGGTCTTTTATACAAAGGCGTAAAATTTCAACTGTATATTTTTCATCCATATGTCTTGAAACTGCACGACCAACTATAGCAACACCTACTAATTCATCTTGGTACATTAAACCTGTACTCCATTTATGTCCAGCTGTTTTTTTGTTATGTCTGTGATGTGTAGTCACAAAATCGTTTGCCTCTTTTAATGAGAGGGGCACAACTGCAAACTCTTTAGCCATTAAACAATCTTTCTATTTGTAATTTATCAAAATACTTCAAATCATCTTCAAGTATCTTAACTTCAGTATCCATATAATACCTTAATTGATTGCTTATGTCAAATGCTTTGGTTGTTGCATCTCTATCAAGTGCAACTATTACTTTCTTAAACTTTTTCTTTAATACAGGAATATAACTATCTGGTAAACTTGTTCCCATCAAAGCTACACCTGTGTATACTTCTGATACTGCACAAGCACTAGCACAATCTTCTACCAGGACTGCTGTATCACTACTGCCACAAATAAAAGGATAATTTTTATCTCCGTAAATAAACCATTTAGGATATACTTCTGAATTTAATCCACGACCAATTGCACCTTTTACTTTTTCTTTTTCTTTTATTAGGAATACTGCTCTGTGTTGTTTTACATCATACATGATACTTGCTTTTCCTTTTAAGTATGGTTCTATACAATGATTCTTTTTTAAATAATCTGTGCATTTGTTCGTAGAAAAAATACTGACAAAACTTTTTGGAATTACAAATGGCTTTTCTTTTTCTTTTGCTTTTCCTTTGTCTTTTGTTACTACGGTTTCGTATACCTGTTGCATTGTCATTTCGCCCTCATGTTTTCCTTTGGCTGAACAAGACGCATGAAAGCAATACCAAACTAAATCGGCATTTATTCTTTTGATTGTTAATGTATTGGTGTGATTGCAAAATGGACAGTCTATTCTTGTGTCCACCTCTCCCTCTGGAACAAGGGTTTTGATAAGAGATAGTTGTTGATTAAAATTCATGAACAGGACATTATATATTAAAATAAAAAAAAGTCAAGGGGGCGAAAGGATTCAATTCCCCCTTGACTGTCAAATCAGCAAATCCCGAGTTTATAACCATACGCTAGCTATGGACAGCCGAAGCCCAATTATGACGCTCATTTACTGAAACTCTTAAACTTTCGTAAGGAGTGTGACGGGATTATCTTTTCTTCACAATCATTCTACTCGTCAGTAGACCCCTCTCCTTACGGAAATTTAAACTTACGCTAGTACCAAAGGGTTTCTGGAATCTGTCTAGAACTCTTACAACAGCCAACCACCTACAAGTCAATCGCCGACAGGTTTGGTACTAACCTAAATTTGGGTAGTTTTATCTGCCTACGATTTCTCGCACTTCAATGGCACTACCCAAGCCAGTTAGTGAGGGGGTGCAAACCCAAAGTTTATTCCTCCCCTGCTAGTCGTGAACAAGATTCTATAGAAATCTTGAACTGTCGGAATAACACCTATATGCACTTTGTTGTCACGGTAACCCCTCACTTTTTCTAGCATCTGTCCATTTCTGGATTATGGAAGCCTATATTTTCAAGGTTCTCCTCCGCTAGATTATATACTTGGCATATTTTATACCCACAATGTCAATTCATTGGGACAGGTATATTTTTATAGCCGTTAGCCTGTAGTGTTGACTAATAGCACTGAGTGCATCGCAACTTTTCATTATCGGCAACCAAATATATAA